TTTGTCTATAGACTGGCTGAACATTTTTTGAAAGGAAAGACTTATCTGTAGTAGGTACAGTAGGGTCGATAGCAGTATGAGGAGTACCGTGGAGGTACTGCTTCTCAAATTCTGGAATAAATTGGTCCAGAGCGTGGTCGACATCCACGTTCTGAATGAGGTCTGTTATCTGGGAATATTCACCCAGTTCTCCATTGACACCAGTCTCTCGCTCTAAGTATTCAAAATACTTGCGAACAAAAGTGATGAACATCGGATGGTCTTCCCGAACATAGTCGGGAACCATTCTTTCAACAAAGACTGATAAAAACTTCGCTGGATGTTTTGAAAAATTATCTTTAGCCATTCGCTGTTACACCCATCAATTAATACTCTGCATCGTAACACTACTATTATTTAGTACGAGTAGGTTACTTCGGATTGCAGTAATGTCGTTTGATTGAGGTGTAGCATACAAACTAATTACCGAGTTAGTGTCTAAAACTGGCTTGAATCCAATTAACTCAATAATTCCATTTTCATAATCGATGGTTCCTTGTTGTGTATTTAAAAATATTTCATTAGCAATATCATACAAAAGTATGTTTCCTTGTCCATCATCAAGTAGTGCGTATTGGGTACTTGCTTCTGTGTTCCCAAATACAGATGATACAGCAGAACCAGGAGTTATAGCATTATCATATTTAAAAATGTAGTTACCAACAGTGTTCGATGCTTGTATAAAGAATTTCTTATAGAATTTAATGGATGTCAAGTTGTTACTGATAGAATCATCAGCCGTATCAATAGTATTAACAAGTCTAGAATATCGCATTGTTACTTTAAATTGGGTAAGTTCACCCTCGAAAAATTCAGCAACCGCGGCGATAACCTTTGTTTGAACTTCGCCAGCAGATAACGGAGTCAATACTGGGTCATATTTAACTGCCGTTTCTACGTCAATGTATGTGTATTCTGGTGCAGTGATAATAGGATTGATAGCCAACATATTATATTTTGATAGAATATCCGTAGTTAGATGTTGCTTTGTTAGTGGCGATAACTCAAGACCGTGTTTCGGTTTGATACAGATAAAGACAGCACCATATTGTGGTGGGTCATTATCTTCTCCGCCCCAAACTGCAATTGATTCGATGTTTGGATATTTTTCTATCAAAATAGATTTATAATCTTCGGCTGTAACTGCCCTGTCTTGTCTCTCATATGCCCGAGGCGCAGTAGTCTTAATATTATCTGTAGTTTCTTTTTCAGCACCAAGAGAAGAGATGTCCACTGTGTCTACAGTTACTTGTGATGCTGTATAGTTAACATCAATAGTAGATTCAAGTGAAAATGTTTGTTCATTAATGGTAGATGTATAGTTACCTGCGTGACCTTTCGTACTTAAATAAACAACTCTAATTACTTGTCCATCACGAGGCCTTCTGCCGAAGATTCCATTACCAAAGTAAATTTCAGATACTCCGTCTAAACCCTCTTGAAGAAAGAAGTTAGCAGACTCACCATTTAATTCAGAAAGAACTTGATTATTCTCCCAAGGCTTGTCATCAACCGTCATAGAGATTGTAGTTCTGTCACAAGTGTCATCTTTTATGAAGAATTGTTGTGTCTCTGATACAGCATCGTATGTCCACTCAAGGCCTTTTAATGAGCCTTGATGGAGTTTAATTTCTCCAGAGAACTCACCACCCTCGTCAGCAAATATATTTACTGTGTCTAAGTTCGTGAAAGCGGTTGGAGTACCATTAATATTAGATATAAATTGTGTACCCTTTTCAACAATGATATAAGACGGGTCAAAACCAGTCGTGTTGAAAGTTAATTTGACAATAGATTCGGCCGCAGTAGCAGATTTTGGAATATATCCAATGCTTTTTGCGTGAGAAACGACTGAATTCCGTAGGGTAGCAGTATCAAGAAACGCTTCGTTGATAGCCATATTGGTGTGGAATCCCATATAATGGGTGGTATATGCCATTACATCTAGCAATACACTCATTCCAGAGCCATCAAAGTCGTAGTCTACGAACTCATTTTGCCCTTTCATAAACTCTTTAATGTTGTTTTTTATTCCATCAAATTCAAGGTTACTTAAATCTAATGCTTTTGGATTTGTTGTTGCCATTCTACTACCTCAATCTGTTTAAGAAGAAATCTAAGGAAACAGGAGACCCTTCATTTATTGGAACATAGACAATAGTTACATCGTAACCATTTCTGTCAGGGTCCGCATTAACTTGTACTCCTGTTAAGTCTACTCTAGGCTCAAAGTGATTAATGGCCTCTTGAATTGCACCTTCTAATATAACTCGTGTTTCAGTAGACATCGGCTCAAATAACGAATGATATATCGTAGAGCCAAATGAACTCTGAAATACCCGCTCACCACGTTGTGTTCTTATAATGTGTATAATGCTACCATTTATAGCATCAACATCCGAGCGCCCAACAATGTCTTGAGTCATCGGATGGACTAACATATCAAGGTCTAAATCACGATATTTTCTAACTCGTGCTGTTTTAATGGGTGCCGGCATTGAATTTTCCTCTAGTTCTTACTATTTATAATCTTTCACGCTATCCATTTGCAAATACGTTACCGGAGCCTGTTTGATTTGAAGAACCGCAGTCAACTGCATCTCCAATTCTCGACCAAGGTTTACTATTTACAAATACATTAGGAGACCCAGACGCTTGAGAGGCTCCGTGTGGTACGCAGACTGCACATCCGTGTGGTTGCCACGCATCTCCTACTCTATGGGCTGCCAGACTATTCGCATAGACATTAGGAGAAGCACTTGCATTCTCTCTTGGTGGATAACACCCGTGTCCTGTACAAATATCTGTTAATCTATGAACTGCTGGCATAATATCTCCTAAACGAACTTACTGAAGTTTAATGATGGTAATTTATCAGTATCGAAAGCCTTATCTGATGGAAGTTTTGACCTCGTATTCACATTCTTTTTATTTGTAAATTTACCCCACGATTCTATCGCTTTATTGCCTAGAGAGGACATTGGTGTACCTTTCTTACAGTTCCAAGTGCCATTAGCGTTCTCGCACACTTCTTTGGACTTCGCATTTGCAATATCAAATGTACCGCCTGAGCCAGAGGCTCCTGCTTCTGCTTCAACTGTCGCTGTCCATTTTCCATTATACTTGATACACGCTTCTTTGCCTTGCTCAAAAGGATTAACTACAGTGGCTCCATACTGTGCCATTACTACAACTTCGGCAGATTGATAGATGCTTCCGTCATCACCCATCACATATTCGCCAGAACCTGTCGATTCTGCGGCCTCTACTTTGGCCAAGAATGCAGGTGTATAGAAGGAAGGTTCGATTAGTTCATATCCTTCTGGAAAACTTAATCCTGTAAAATCACACGACCCGACTTCTACAGCACCCGCTGTGGCTGCCCTCGGCTCACAGGCACAAGTCTCTACATTGGACCAGTCTCCTGTTTTCATCGCATATTCTACTACTTCTCTGCTTTGATGATATGAAGATATATCACCACCAATATTAGATAATTGAGTCATTGTATCTGGTGGCGGAGTTGCACCTTTAATCTTTGCTTCTAAACCAGGCAATACTGCCGCGAGAGCAAAGGATGCCGCTTCCAATGGTATAAATGGCATTGGGTCATTAGGGTCTGGGCTAGATTTTTGGGCATTAGGTGGTTTGCTTGGGTCAAATGGTGTCGCCTTGGCCCCTGCGTTAGACTTCGGAGATTTCACTGCTTCACGAATCTTACTTACAATTGATGGCGGACCACCTGCTAATGCTGAAGAACCACTAGATGGTGGCGGGTCACCTACAATATTTTCAAATACATCTGAAAGACTTTTCGCTACAGAGCCCATCGCCGCTTCTAGTGAACCAGCAATTTTGACTTCGTTGTCTGTCATTTCTTTTTCTTTCCACTCGCCTCCAGTTGCGGCACATTCTTCTTTACTTCTATTTACAGACATTCCCCTTTCCATATTTCTATTGTCAACACCACCTGAACACCAACCAACTATATGGACTTTTGCAACAGCCTGTGGATTTTCTGATACTGCTTTATGTTCTATTTCCGCGGCATTGGCTCTGAAAAGGCCTGCCGCGTCTGCGAACGGAGATTTGCCTACGAGGACATCTTTTGTAAAATCTGTTTTTGCATCTTCAGGTACTACCCATCCAACTCCGTTAACATAATTCAGTGAAGTCGTGGTGTATTCTTCTGAATATAATTCTTGTCCTATAGGTATTGCATCTGCAACTGTGTTAAATCCAGGCAGTGCTTCTCCAGCGGCCTGCCTTAATCTTGGGATATCAACAACTGTTCCAACTGGATTTCCTAAGAACTTTCCAAGAGGAATAATTGGGTCTGTGGGAGAAACTGATTGCCCGGTCACACCTTGATATAACTTAACAATATCGTCCATCACTGGTTCAGCGATATGAGATAACATTCGATTATTATTGACCAAGGCACAAGGGTCACCAGTTGCCAATTTGGCAAATGCGGCCCATTGGGCAAGTTTAGTCAGAGCGGCTGCCATTGCATCAACATCTTTTTGAATAAGGTCGTTCACCTTACTCATCATCTCGCCACACATATTATTAAAATCGTTGACTAGGTTCTGGACTACAGCCGTGTTTGCTAATATATTAGATAGTGAGTCAGCATTGGTAGAATCCTCAATGATAGACCTGACACGATTGTTTAACTGTGGTAAGTCTCCCATTCCAAGAGCATCATCAATAATTCCTGCAGAATCAAATAACGTGGCAAATCCAGCGACACAATCAACCATCTCGTCTGCGTGACCTAATGCTCTGGACAATTCTCGCCCTGCTTGTTGTATTCCTGAGTTTCTAACAAAGTCTTGCTGTGCGCCTAACAAGGCGTCTTGCATATAGTCTCCACAATTAGTGAATCCATCAGAGACATCTTGTACCTGTTGGAGTACATCCCATATTTGGTCACCATCGTTTCCGAATGCTGTAGTAAGTGCTAATTGGTCAACTTGGCCAGTAACGTCCAAGGATTGGGCGTGTTGTTTCATATTATCTAAAGAGTCAAAGGAAGGAGACCTAAGTTCCCCACCAAGTTTTCCTAACGCATCATTTACGTCAGTAAAATAACTTGTTCCTTGTGCAGATTTGACTGCATCGCTTACACTAGCGGTTGTATTGAGTAGTGTCAATTTCTGTCTCCTTACATAAACATAACTTGATTGATTCGATTATAATCAGTAAACATACCAAGTTCTACATTTTGTCCGTGAAGAACTTCTGCTTGATATAATACCATTCGATTATACACCATTTCTGCTTCAAATTCACAAGTATATGGATTGTTTCCATCAACTCTAGATTTAATATATTCAAAGTCTACATCATCATCAAACCCCTTTTCATTATCATATTTACTTAAAAGCCACTGTGGTTGATAGTCGGTGGGAATACTCATATTACCATAATGACTATACAAATTTGTTCCACCTGCACATTCATCTGGAGTATTCAAATAGACTACAGCACCAAATTGAAATTCAGGTCCCGGTTCAGACTCCCAATAATCTTGGTGAGGCATTATCCCTAATGGCTTCTCTTTTAAAGTGTCATCATTTAAAACATTGACCATAAAAATCTGATTGTCCCAATTCTCACTAAATTTTTCTTCATTAAAGAGTCCGAAGTAATTTTTACATAGATGCCAATATACATCCTTTAGTTTTTCTTTTACTTCGAGCGTATCTTTAATTCCTCTCGGCCCAGGTAATCCACCAGTCAATTCAAGCGAATCGTTATGCTCTAACGATAGAGCAAGTTCTCTAATTTCATCTGGATTCTTGTAGAAATTATCAATGATAACGGCCCTCCTATCTTTAATGTCAGTGATTACTTTTATATCCATTTTTGTATTTGGTTCAAACATTATGGATTTAAGTGTATAACACTTCCCTTAATCGTGTGAACTCCACCAGATTCATCTAGTTTTGTACCAACAGTAGATATATCTGTATTGCCTAATATATCAACTGTCCAGTTTCCATCAATAACTGTTGTCGCATTACCTTTAACGTGCGTCTTGTAATCTCCATCGACTGCCAAATGACAATCTCCATCGACTGTTACGTACATATTTCCACCTGGACCAGCACCAGGCAACCCATTTACGTTGGGCTTAACGTGAACAAAATCATCTCCTAGCGTTATTCGATAATTATCTCGTTGTATTTTCGTGACTTTCGTGCCTGTTTCTCGTATCTCTTCAAAAGTGCCCGCTTTATGCCATCGCATCATTCGTTCGTGGTCTACTGTATCATCCCACTCTTCTACGTGCCCAGACTCCGTTCCACGCACGTGGTTGAACGGATATAGTGCATCGAATGGATTCTCTGGCTCATCCCACGTATCTGCAAGTGCTTTATACACTCCCTTATCTTCTTCTCGCCCACCTTCTGTATCGAGTGGTGTAGGCTTAGAATCAAATTCTTCTCCTTTAGGTGGAGCCTTAAATGTTCGTCTTGCTCGTCTGTGTGTATCGGGCTCAATTAAATGAGTTTCTTTTGGGTATACTTCATTCGGGTCGTGAAAGCCTGATGGTTTAGGTGGCTCCATAGGATATCCCCCTAACGTACCCATCACAATAGGCTCTTGACAGTTCTCACCATCTCTGAAGAAGCCAACTACCCACGTTCCCTCTACAGGACCGAGTGGAGTTGTTCCAATTCCGTTCATCGCCGCTGACGTAAGAGGTTGCATCGGATGTGCCCAAGGCAAATCTTCGATGGGTATACCCTCTGTAAGTCCTAGTTCTCTCTTTTCTGTGTGTAGTCCGGCGATACGTACCTTCATTCGCCCTAGTTTCATAGGGTCACGTCTATCTTCTACGACACCCGTAAACCAAATAAATCCATCAAATCCCATAAATTGCATAATATTATCCCCTCGCTGGTATTACTATATCTGGGTCACCAAAGAACCCATCTTTCATACATTCTAATGTCATTACATATCCATTATTTGAAATCTTGTGGTGTATTGCAGTCACTAACCAATTCCCAGTCATATACTGGTCCTCAGGAAGATTATGTGATTGAATATGTGTCGGAAGTGCCAATGTCACAACATCGCCAGCAAATATATTCGAGTCTCCAGGAATATCAAACTTAACAATATTCGCTCTCAATTCCATCTTCTTCATATCGTGTAAAGGATAATGACTCTTTTCTCCTTTATCGTGGATATCATACAAATAATTGTGACTCATAAAACCACTATGTTGCCATACATTAAAATCAGCAAATTGCTTTCCTTCTGGTCCGTTAAGACCAATTGTTTCAGCCATTATCTTATCTTTGGGTCCGTCATATATCACTTCATACGGTTTCATCCATTTCTCAAGAATATTATGTGCCAGTATAGATGTGCCATATCGGCCGTGGGTCTGTCCTTGAGCAATACTAAACCGTGCGGGTTCAGAAAAATTCTCCATCATCGCATCATCTACTACCATTCCCTTCTTATCAGTTAAGATTTTCGTGGGCATATTCTTCAACTTCAACACTCTCTGTGATGGTTTTGCTTTCAATTCGTCTATAGACATATATTTGAAGCCATCATTATTCTCAAAAAACATATAGTTGGACTCTCCGTTGGCCGAAACAGATTGGTTGGCCAAGAAATTCAACAATTGAAACGGATTCCAATTGGGTACCACTATATTTTTCTCGTGTAGCGTTGGTGATACAGTAAAGGATGCCCAATCAGGTGGTCCATCTTTGAACTCTAGAACATCTTTTCCAATATATTCCGCTATTTGGGATGCCGTCATCTTCAAAAATGACCGACTTATTTTTATTTTATTGTTCTTAACAAGATAGGGAGATACTATGCCTATATCATATTCGGTAAACTTAGGGTTCTGGGCTCCAGTTACGATTGAGTCGATATTCCATACTTTCTCTAGATTAGAAGATAATGTACTTACCACATTCTCTGTGAAAATCTCAAAATGAAACTTTTCTAACCCCGAACCTACAATACCGTTAGCCTCTACAAAGCCAGTTCCATCTTGGACTTTGATACTACCGAACATACAATTATTGTATATCGATTCCCATATGCTCAATTGGGTGATAATAGAACTAATCTCGGCTGATTTGCCCCGATAGTTCTCGAACATACAACTCCATTCCGACCGCGCCTTGGGGTCAAGAGTTTCAAATGTGTGACCTAATGCCATAATATATTACTCCTGTACTTGAACTTTAGTTTCTCTCATCCATTGATTAAATTCCTCTACTATTTTAGGAATATGGTCAGGCCTAAGTAGAACAACATTCCTTAATTTGTCATTTTTGTATAGTTCCCAATCTAGATTGGTCACCGCCACTCTATCGTTTTCTGGACTGTCTGTCTCAAATTGATTATATTCTGTATCTTCCCAGTGATGAATGTCGTATCTGTCTGCATATAACATATCAGTATAGGCATAGACCTCGCTTTCCCTTTTTATCCAATCGTAAAAGGGGTCTATTACTTTATTTATTGTACATATAATCCACCATAAATCTTGGTCACCATATGTGCGTTCTGCTAATAGTTCAGGAGTCATATCTTCTGTAATCTTTACCGTATAATAAAATCCTTCAAACTTTCTTACAGAGGCAAGCATATCTATTCTGTGTGTAATGTCAGATATGGTGACTCCGTTATATGTTAGTTTAGGAAGTGTAGTTGTATATTTAGCCATTAGTAGCCTCCAGCCTCTTTGATATCTTCTGCTGTGACAATTGCATTTTCTTTAAGATTAACTGTGATTTGTGTTTCAATAGGTGCTCCATCTTCATAAGCATTCCACGTACCTGTTGGAGTATAGTTAACTTCAACGGATAGAATGAATGAGTCTTTAATTTGAAATAGATGTGGATTTAATTTCCCACCGTACCAAAATTCTGCATTGACTGTCGCAGGTATACCTAATCGTCCTATGTTTCTCATCGAACCACCGGCATTCGAGACGGCTGTGCCAGCCTTTGCCCTTACAGCATCCGCTGCCGCCGCTTCTTCCGCGGCCTTCATATGGGCTTCCTTTGAACTCGACACAGGTTCTCCACCTAGAGGACCTTTTACAACAGGAGAAGAAAACTTTTTAAGAGCAAAAATAATCTTCTGGATTTCTTTTTGTTCTGCTCTGTCTTTAGGAGTCATTCTCCACGAGAGAGTGTGTGAGCGTAGCGTAGCGCCATCATACACTAATCCCATTTGCTGGTTCATAACTGAACCAAGATTCATTTTACCAGAGTTGTTTACGTTAGCAATTGCTGAAACGAAGGCTGCCCCCTCGTTTAGTGCGGCCGTGCCTGCTACTTTGGCTTGACTTCCAACCACTGACGCGGCCTTCATAAATGTATTACCAAAGCCCTTCATATCACCTACATTCGCATTCATCTGGGCTCTATTAAGCATCATATTGTCCGATTCTGTATAGTTCTGATTATATGCTGTAGATAGTGACAGAGGCATAGGTAGCCATATTTGAGCAATAAGAGTCGTAGTCAGTGCGTGATTGGCACCCTTTTCAATTTCAGGAGTTTTCATAGGAACCCAAGAATTGACTACTAGTCTTGTCCAAAAGTTACCTGCTGAAATATCATCTAAGGGGAATTTGAACGTCTTGGGTGCTGGTGCTTTTGGGCCCATCACCTCTACGGCCTCAAACGTATCGACTGCAGGCCCGCCTGCTGGTCCACTAGTTACTCGTTCAATGACCTTGCTATATCCCTTAAATTCGGTGGGTTCTCCAGCAAAATTCCTACCAGTTGGTCTTGCCATATCGATATCTCCGCGTATATGTAATAAATTACTCTTTGAAACTATTTATATAAATAGTTGTGATGGCTTATAAGGGAAAGTACAAAGTTAAGAATCGTGATAAGTATGTTGGTGCTGTCGATAAAGTACAGTATCGGTCGTCTTGGGAACGAAGATTTATGGTATACTGTGATATTACACAACCAAAAATCGTGCGATGGAGCAGTGAAGAACTCATATTGCCCTATGTGAGCCCTGTGGATGGTAGAGTACATAGATACTTTCCAGACTTTTGGATTGAACAAAGAGAGGCTAACGGCACTTTATCAAATATGATTATTGAAGTAAAGCCGAAAAAGGAGTGTGGTCCACCCAAACCACCAAAGACAAAAAATTCTAGAAGTAAATATAGATATTTAAGAGAGATGAAAACGTGGAAAGTAAATGAAGCCAAATGGAAAGTGGCAGAACAATTTTGTGCCGATAGAAAATGGCAATTTAAATTACTAACAGAGGACCATCTGGTAAGATAAGATATGGCAGTACAAGTAGCAAAGAAACTGATACAAATCGCAAAGGGCACCGAAAAAGTCGCTTCTGATGGACGTAAGTATCGTTATCTCGGCAAACAATGGGGCAGAATAACCAAGACTGGCAAGACTGGACAGATGGCACGAAGGGGCATTGGTGCCGAATTATCTGCATCAATCCAACGACCGAAGCGAATATCGAAATCCAAACAAGCGAAAAAATCAGTAGCGTGGTTCAAGACAAAAGTCGGTGAGTCTGCAAAGGGGTTTAAGAAGAAAGCAGTTCTGAAGCCAGGAAAGATGTATACATTCGGATATGATGCTAAACTCAAAGCAATCCTCCCGTACTGGGACAAGTTTCCTTTGATTATAGTGCTTGATGTATATAAAGATGGTTTCCTTGGCCTTAACTTCCACTACCTATCGCCTATTGACAGACAGAAGTTCTTTACAAAAATAATGAAGTTCTCTACTCAAAAGGGCGAACCAGAAGATTTTACAGATAAAGCAAGATTTAATGTTTCTTGGGATGCCGTGCGAAATGTTAAGCACGCCGACAAAATGATACATAAATATCTATATGGACACGTTAGAACGAGTTTATTAGAGGCGCCACCGAATGAATGGGAGAATGTTATATTTCTACCATATCAAAAATTTGTGGGTGCGAGTGCTAAATCAGTTTGGAGCAAGTAATGAGAGTATCAGAATTTAATAAGCAAATTATATCAGGAGACCTGGCACGGAATAATCTGTATTCTGTAGAGATTTTTATGCCTAGAGGCCATATGGCCGCCTTCGGGGAATTCTATACTGGAGCAGACGATGTAGGCACCCAATTTCTTTCTTATATGGCGAAAACAGTAACTATTCCAGGCAAAAGTCTGGGTACTATTGAAGCGAAACGGTTTGGTCCTGTT